AGCCCACATGGTGGAAATATAGTTTTTAAAGATGGTACACGATTCCAAGTATTTAGACCGCATGATGCAGTTAAAACTAAATCTACAAAAATTTACGCATCAAAAAGATAAATAAAATAATGATTCCGAATTTCAAAGAAATATTAGACGAGTTAAGTTATAGAGTAGATGGGGGAATACCCGATTTAAACAAAGAATCTCATGTTAATCATTTAATCGATATTTTAAGAGAGAATGGTATATCGGATGCTGCACATCTTGCACAAAGAGCTAGAGTGTATTTTTCGTATTTGAATGAAGATGATGTAGTTAAAAATAAAAAATCAGGAAACATCTATGTGGTTAAGAAGATGGACCCGACATATCATACTAAACCAACACCTGCCGAAATAGCTAAAGCAAAGCAGAAAAATGGTGGTACGATACCAAAAGAAACTCCATCACAACCAAATGTAGGAAAACAAAATATTGCACCAAAAGCTGATATTGGATTGAGTGGAGCTGAGAAGAAAAAACAATCTACATCAAAAGAGGTAGATGTTAAAAAAGGTGTAGTAGTTGCTCCACCAAAACAAAAATATGGTACTAGAGGTTCTAAAACAGTTGACCAAAAAAGAGCAGCAAATAGATTAAAAGCATTACCACCATCAGGCGTTTCAACTGAAAAGGCTCTTTCTAATTTTAAGAAAACATATCCACAAGGTATTACTACAAAATATGAATATCCAAAAGAATCGGATGCAATGTTGAGAAGTAAATTACCACCAGCTGGATATGATGCTTTAAAAAGTATTTTAAAAATGTCTAAGCAAGGTGATTTCGAACCACCTATTAGTATGATTACCGACCAATATGGCGCAGGTAAAATTTCAGCACAAGCTAACGAGTTGGCATTACAAGCGGTATATTCGTTTCCAAATACGCCAAAAGGTATTCAATTGAGAAATCAATTTATAGATTCATTAGTACAAAACGCTGATGCAATTGAAAAAGCAGGTGGAACTCCTATATTAGATAAAACTTGGATTAAAGAATTTTCAGGTGCACATGATGCGTTCATTAAAAATATGAACAGACAATATGGTGATGGAAATTGGGAAGTTACAGGTATGACTTGGGATGTTAGACAACAACAAGAAGCATTGGGTGCAAATTACGATGATAAAGGTGATTCAACTGATATTAATGCACAAGTTAAAATAAAAGGGCAAATTGAAAACATTGAAATCAGTTGTAAAAAGAATTGGGAAATATTTTTATTAAATGCAGGTTTAGGTGAAGCTAAAAACTGGTTCTATACATTAGGACCGGAAAAAGAGAGTAGAGCTAATGATTTGCAGAATATGAAAGATGCAAAAGACCCTCGTTTTGGTAAAAATGAAGATGCAGAATTAAGAGAATATTCTAAAATCGCATTATCAAAGGCACCTATTAAAAATAAAGAGTTGCAAGATGCACAATTAGAAAGTGCACAAAGAGGATTTGGATTGATTAGAGAAATACCAAAGAAAGATTTTAATAAGGTAATTGAAGATTGTACAAGCCGTAAGAAAAATGACCCATTAGCTATGGATAAAAATGAAGCTCAATTGGCATTAAGAGTTCAATCATATCTAAATAGTGTTAAACAAATGGATATGGAAGATTTTGCAAAAAATATTGGTGGAGGTGCAAAGGATTTCAAAAAAGCAGTAATGGTTTATCATAAAATGTTAGGAGCATATTCTGGTAAAACCGATTGGTTAGAATCTCACAAAGAAATAACATATGGATTTATGCAAGAAGCTGCTAAAAAAATGGCAACTAATAAAGATTTCCAAGGTATGTTATTGAGAAAATTGCAAGAAGCAATTCCTGTTAAAACAATGGTTGAGGGGGTTGAAACAATGCAAATTGATAGTATGTATATCACACAAAAACATATGCAAGAAATGTTTGGAACTGATAAGTGGGATAATATAAAAGAATTTTTAAGTATTAAAGTTACAAATGGTGTGGCATCATTAACATATTCAGCAAAGGGTAATAATGCAAAACCATTAAAAATAGCTAATATTCAAATGAGAGAAAAGGGAGTTGGATATAATGGGGCTGTTTCTTTAGAATGTTTACCATCAAAAGAATTTCAGATGGCTTGTAAAGAAATAGACAATAAAATAAATCAAGCATAATGAATACACAATTACTTTGCCTATTTACGACAAAGGAAGAGTTAGATAAATCGGTTAGTTTTGTATTAACAAACTATACTTTAACAAATCCAAATGTTTTCATTTTAGAAAGCAAAATAAAACCTGAAGAAGCCTTTATTACATTTAATGTGGGTAAAGGTTCATCTGCTATTCCATCAGAATGGAAAACTATTTTGGTACATAGAAAAAAACAATCAAATACCATATATACCATTAACGCTTTAAACGAAGTAGTTAAATCAAAAACAGGTGGTATGTTGGATAATTCATATATGATTGATTGGGATGAATTCAGAAATTGCATAATCACTACATCTAACATAGGTTACAAAAAAATCCCTACAAAAGTTTTCAAAAGTTTTAATACTAATGATTTGGAATTCTAATTTATTTTTCATATATTTGTAATATGAAAAGAAATAGATTCAAACCTATCGAAATACAAGCAAATGACCCATCGGATATTTTCGAAACACATCGAATGGAAATATCTACTGCTATTATTAAAGGTATTGAATTTGGACTTCGTAATAAAAAAAAGAAAGTTGATTTCGCTCGTATCATTGTACGAGGTATGATTGTAATTACACTTGCAATTGACAGTAAAGAATTTTTAGATTTATTGGATGAAAATGTAAAAACTCTCGTTGAATATGAGGAGTATGAAGTGTGCGCTTTAGCTATGAAACTTAAACAAAAAATAAATAAATCAAATGAAAAAGTTACTGAAAAAAATCGAATTTTGGATTGATATCCATTTGGTGTATTTTCTATACAATGGTAGGAAGCACAAGGAGTATTATGAGTATTTAAATAAAAAGTGGAATTTAAAAAAATAAGTTATGGAAAAAGAAAAAGGTTCAACAATTGAAAATGTATCCGCAATCTCATATTGCGAAGAAACATATCCTGAAATGACGGATGAGTTCAAAAACATTTTAGACGAAATGTATGTTACATTTTGTAAGAAACAACGAAACTACGGACCTGGTAACATTTCGGTAGGAACGGCACTTCAAACCAAAGAAGATGTTAAGTTATCATTAAGTGGATTATGGTTCAGAAAAAATGATAAAATCCAAAGATTAAAACAATTAGTAGTATTAGGTCAGCCAGATGAGGTAGGAGAATCGATTGAAGATACCTATCAAGACCTTGCAGTTTATTCGGTTATCTCACAATTGGTGACTAGAAACAAATGGGCAAAATAATTTGGAAAATCCAAAAAAACTTCGTATATTTGTGTAACAAAAGACGAAAAGGTTATATTTAGATATAGGTAAGTATCGATATAAAACCTTAAAACTTAAACAATTTTTATAAACTTTAAAACAAAAAAGCAATGGACATTTCATTAGCACTAAAGAGATTTAGCTCTCTTCAAAACAACACAAAAAAGTCGGATTCAATCTGGAAACCGGCAAACGGAAAATCTCAAATCCGTTTAGTACCTTACAAATTCAACAAAGATAATCCTTTTATTGAATTGTATTTTCACTACAATATTAACAACAAAACTTATTTATCTCCAATGTCATTTGGTAGACCTGACCCAATCGTAGAGTTTGCAGAAAAACTTAAACGAACAGGTGATACTGATGATTGGAAAGCAGGTAAGAAGATGGAGCCAAAGTTAAGAACATTTGCACCAGTTATCGTTCGTGGTAAGGAAAATGAAGGTGTTAAATTTTGGGGATTTGGTAAGACTGTTTATCAGGACATCTTAGGATACATCGCTGACCCTGATTACGGAGATATTACTGACCCAATTACTGGTAGAGATATCGTATTAGAAGTAGTATCAGCTGAAGAATCAAATGCGGCTTATCCAACAACTACAATCAGAGTTAAGCCGGCAACTTCTAAAATCTTAGATGATGCGACACAGGTTCAACAATTGTTAGATGGACAAAAAGAAATTACTGAATTATATCAGGAATTATCTTATGATGAATTAAAAGGTGTATTAGAAAATTGGTTAAACCCAACAGCAAACGCTAACGGCGCAGGTAACCCTGTAAATGAGGCATTGGAAGCACCAAAACCAACACCAACACAACCATCGGCAGATTTGGGTGGTACACAAGAATTCGGTGACTTGCCTTGGGAAACTCCGGCTCCAAAAGCAGAAGCTCCTAAAGCAGCAGCACCAAAAGATGATGTAGCATCGGCATTTGATGATTTATTCAACAACTAAAATTAAAAAGTTACAATGGCAAAAAGAGAAGAAGATTTAGCAGGTTTACTTGCCGATTCTCTAAACAAACAAAATAAGGATGGTAAGATTGCATACTTCCTGACAGATGAAGGAGGCGATGCCCCTACAAATGTTAAAGATTGGTTATCTACGGGTAACGCAATGTTGGATGTAGCAATATCAAACCGACCTTATGGTGGATTGCCAGTAGGACGTATTAGTGAGATTACGGGTTTAGAGCAAAGTGGAAAATCTTTGCTCTCCGCCCATCTCCTTGCTGAAACACAACGAAAAGGTGGTGTTGCAGTATTGATTGATACCGAAACCGCAGTTAGTAGAGAATTTTTGGAAGCAATTGGAGTAGATATCTCAAAACTCCTATATGTTTCAGTTGATACCGTTGAAGGTATCTTCGAAGCATGTGAAACAATTATTGAGCAGGTTCGTAAAGGCGATAAGGATAGATTAGTTACAATCGTAGTCGATTCAGTAGCAGCCGCATCAACTAAAAAAGAGTTGGAAGCTGATTATGATAAAGATGGTTACGCAACTGATAAAGCAATTATCATCAGTAAGGCAATGAGAAAGATTACCAATATGATTGGTAGACAATCCATCGCTTTAATCTTCACAAACCAATTAAGACAAAAGATGAACGCAATGTTTGGTGACCCTTGGACAACATCGGGTGGTAAAGCATTAGCATTCCATGCTTCTGTTAGAGTTCGTTTGAAGAATATGGGACAACTTAAAGCCGGAGATAAAATCGTAGGTATTAAAGTTCGTTGCCAGGTTATTAAGAATCGTATGGGACCACCATTACGACACGCAGATTTCGATATCTTCTTTGATAGAGGTATTGATAACTACGGAGGTTGGTTATCGGTTATGAAAGATGGTAAATTAGTAAAGCAAGCAGGTGCTTGGTACGAATATACTGATATCGATACCGGAGAGATTATGAAGTTTCAATCCAAAGATTTCGCAAAAATGCTAGAAAACGAAGAATTGAAAGACCAAATCTATCGTAGGATTTGTGAAGCAACTATATTACAATACAAAACATCAGCATCAGAGGAAGTTGAAATAACAACGGATGAAGGCAATGAGTCAGATTAACAAAAAGTATTTAGATATACTAAAACAAATAGATGAGGAACACAAAGGTTTTGGCGATTTACATCGTAATTCAAAAACTTTAGTAATTGATGGATTAAACACATTCATTCGTTCCTGGTCAACTGCACCAAATCTTAATGATAATGGTGACCACATTGGAGGAATAGTCGGTACTTTAAAAAGTATCGGCTACGCCATCCGTACATTAAACCCTACAAGAGTAGTCGTAGTTTTCGATGGTAAAGGGGGTTCACAAAGCAGAAAGGATATATATTCGGGTTACAAATCCGAAAGAGGTAAGAACAAAATCAAAATGAGATTGAATCGTGCCGCTTCGGTTGAAATGAATCCTGAAGAAGAAAGCGCATCTATGAAACGCCAAATGGTTGGATTAGGTGAGTTACTTTCAGCTCTACCCGTTTCCATTATGATTTATGATGGAATTGAAGCCGATGATGTTATTGCATATATTGCTACTCAATTGAAGCAAGAAAATGAGAAAGTTATTATAATGAGTACCGATAAGGACTTCTTACAATTGGTAAACAAGGATGTGAGTGTATATTCACCATCTAAAAAGAAAGTTTACAATATTGATGAAGTTAAAGAAGAATTTGGTATTCACCCACATAATTTTATCAATTTCAGAATGATTGATGGTGATAAATCGGATAATGTAGAAGGTATTACTGGTTTAGGACTGAAAACGATTATTAAATCATTTCCAATATTAGCAGAAGAGGAAGTACAAACTACCGAATCTTTATTAGAATATATCAAAGAGCAACCAAAGAAAACAAAAGCTCACGATTTATTTGAGAATAATTTGGAAATCTTAAAAAGAAATCGTAAATTGATGCAATTATCTGAACCAACATTTAGTGGTAATCTTCGTATGAAAATTATGGATAGATACAACGAACCAACGGATAAATTCAGTAAGCAAGAATTTTTAAAAATCGGATTGAAAACGCGTGTATTGGATTCATTTCCAAATGTTACGGACTGGTTACAATCCACATTCTCTCACATAGCAAAATTTTAAACAAATGGCAGACAGATTAGCAAAACCTTTAGGAGATAGAGTTCTTCTATCAGAGTTAGAACCAGAAGTTACACAAACAGCAGGTGGTATCATTATTCCCGATTCAGTTCGAAGTGAAGATATCAAAAGAGCAAAAGTAGAATCAGTAGGACCTGGCATTTATACACAAAGTGGAACATTAATTCCAATGAGTGTTGAAGTAGGCGATGAAGTGATTCTTCCACCATATCACCAAGGACAAGAAATCAAAGTAGGTGGTAACAAATACATCTTATTAAGAGAATCGGAAATCTTAATGGTAGTAAAATAATTTTTTAAATTAAACATGGACAAAAAGTATGAAGTGTATTAAAGTAGTAAAAGAAACAAAAGACAACAAACTAGGTACAATCCGTAGAGTAACAGATTCGGAAGCAGATACAAAAGTAAGTACCAAAGTATGGGCATTCTGTCCAAAGTCAGAATGGAAAGCAGCAATTCGTAAACCAAAGAACGACCAAGCTACCGACCAAGCAACCGACCAAGTAGAAACGGTTAAATCTAAAAAACAATTAAGAAAACAAAACGCTGAAGCATAATGGAAGCAGTAGATACATTGGTAAAATATGGACAATCGTATCAATCAAAAGTTGTTGCTTCACTTATAACGGATGTTAAGTTTCTTGAACAGGTAAACGAAATCACTAAACCGGCATTTTTTGAATCACAAGCAAACCAATGGATTGTAGATGAGGTACAAAATTACTTCAACGAATTCCGTGCAGTTCCAACTATGGAAGTGTTCAAAATCAAAGTTGGAAGTATTGAAGATAAGGCATTAAAGCAAACCGTAGTTGAACAATTAAAACATGTTTATCTACAAATTGAATCAAATGATTTACCTTATGTTAAGAAAGAATATCTTACATTCGCTAAAAATCAAAAAGTTAAAGATGCTCTTCTAAAATCCGTAGATTTACTTAAAGCAGGTAATTACGATAGGATTATAGAAACAATGATGGCAGCATCCAAAGTTGGTGTAGAATCTGATTTGGGTTTGGATTACATTGATGAGTTTGAACTCATTATGGAAGATGTCAAACGAAATTCAGTATCAACGGGATGGGAAGTTATTGATGAATTAATGGATGGTGGTTTAGGACCAGGTGAATTAGGAGTTGTAATGGCACCATCTGGTATTGGTAAGAGTTGGTTCTTATCAAAGATAGCATGTTCGGCATTACAAAAAGGTAAAAATGTTTTACACTACTCTTTGGAATTATCCGAAAGTTATGTAGGACAAAGATATACTACAATTTTGACTGGAATCCAAACATCAGAACATAAAGAACGAAAGGATGAGATTATCAGAAAGATTAAAGGTACGCCGGGCAGAGTTCGTATTAAGTACTATCCACCACAGTTCGCATCTTCTAAAACTCTTGCAGCTCATATTGAAAAGTTAA